AAATACAAATAAGTGTTTACATTCTAATTTGTACGTAATAATATATCGGTACTGAAACAAAACAACTAAACGGAATAAAAAAATGACAACATTTACACTACCATGCGGAACGGTTCAAAAATATACAGGAAAAAGAGATGTAAAAGCTTTTTGGTATTTTCAAGCCACAAACGGACTTTATGTTGGCGGATTTAGCTTAAACGAAAAAGCTGCTGCATCAACTGTAAAATCAAATTTTAGAATTTACACCGACGGAGGTTGGAAATTAATCGCAGGTTCATCAACAGTAAACGCAATCTAAACCCAACAGCCCCTACGGGGGATAATTTAAGGAATTATTAATGTTTTTATCACAAGGCAAGTTTTACACGTTAGACGAGTTGATTCAGTTAATTAGGAGTAAGCAGGTATGAATGATTTAGATTGGAATGATTATTTTGATAATGACCGCGAAGCTGGTGGAGAGGAAGAGGAATGAGAAAAATTAAAACATTGTTGCAGCCGTACAAGTCATTTTATGCGGCTAACAAAGATTTAGGTGTTAGCCTTGGGCAATTGCAGAGATGGCACCGCCTGGGCGCGTTGGTTGATTCTGACGGGCAGGTTTGGATTAAAACGGCAAAGCCAATTAAGGGGTGGGAAGAATGATTATTGAAATAAGAAATGCAAAATATTTACCGGGCACGTATCACATGATCATTTGTGGAATTTATATTGTGTTTGATAAGGCAGAACTGTCTAGCACTGAAAATTTAAACCTTTTTAATAATGATCGTTTTATTTGTTTGATTGATCATGAAAAAAGGGATGAAGTTTTACAGCTTATGCACGATGAAGGTATTGAAGTTTTAAAAGATGCGTCACTATTATGAAAAGGACAAAAAAATATAACCCCAGAAAAAATGTGTACATCGAAGCAAAGCTAGCACTAAAGAACTCAGCAGTTGGTTTTGTAACTGGCAGCGATGGTTGCAGGATGGTTGATTTGCGCAATCACAAAGTAACAGACCCCTCAATACTAACTGCTACGCGGCTTTCGACACTGCGACACAAATGGTCGGTTTTAATCGCTGTTCTAGGTATAGACAGTAATAATCAGAAATACATGAAGGCTGAAGAAATTCAAGTCGACAAGGAATGCCTGCAATCAGAGCTGGTTGACATACTAAACGAAAAACACGCAGCTCTAGGAAAAAATTTCAACAAAAAACACCTGGTTAACTACGGCTGGATCGGCACACCGTTTGCCAAAGTATGGCAGGAGTGCGAAGCATTCGATGTGTTAACCAATCTAGGTGCGTTTGAATATAGATTAGAGGAGCAAGAATGATAAATATAAACTTATTACATACACAGGCTCAAATGCCACAGCGCGGTTCTGATGAGTCTGCTGGGTTAGATTTACACACAGTTGATAGTGTTACCATACCACCGGGGCAACGTGCGTTATTGCGTACAGGTTTTGCGATGTCAATGCCTCAAGGTTATGTTGGGTTGATATGGCCGCGCAGTAAATTAGCCGCTAAAATGGGTGTTGATGTTCTTGCTGGTGTTGTAGATTCTGACTACCGAGGCGAGGTTATGATTAGCTTGTTAAACACTGGACTTGATCCTGTTGAAATTAAAACGGGTGACAAAGTGGCACAGATGATTATCCAACGCCATTCTTCTAACATGGAAATAAACCTGGTGGATGATTTAGATAGAACAATGCGCGGTAAAGCTGGTGTTAATTCTAGCGAAATGCGGTTGCGGTAGTTATAAATTGTTTATGCTGTATAATGCAGCATAAGCACTTTTTAATATCTCTCAAGGGGATCAACATGGCAAAGCCGGGGCAACCAACCAAATATACTGACGAAATTGCAAACAAGGTTTGTGCTTTGATAATGTCAGGTTTGTCAGTTCATAAAATATGCGCTCAAGAAGATATGCCGCCGCGCACAACGCTTAATGGTTGGCTAACTCAAAACACAGAGTTCTCATACCAATATGCACAAGCATTGCAATTTAGAACACATTTAAAAGCTGAAGAAAGGCACGAATTAATCGACGCAGCATTTAATGACGTTCAGAATTTACCGCAAAATGTGCCCGGAAATGTATGGGTAACACTGGTTAAAGAGCAGATACGGGCTATTGAGTGGGATGCAGAACGACTGGCGGCAAAACGGTATAAAGTCAAAGAAGATGACACAATGAGCGGATCAGCACAACCGTTAACAATTAATTTTGCTGTTGCCGATGCGGTGAAGGATATAAAAATAACCAATGCTGACAGTTAGCGCCCCGCAAAACGCATTCCTAAATAAGCTCAAAACACCATACCGGGCATATGTTGGCGGGTTCGGTAGCGGTAAAACGTTTATAGGTTGCATTGACCTACTCAACTTCTTTGGAGCGCACCCCGGCACAACACAGGGGTATTTTGGTATAAGTTACCCATCAATGAGGGATATTTTTTACCCTACCTTTGAAGAAGCCGCGCACATGCTTGGGTTTACTGTTGTGATCCGCGAGTCAAACAAAGAAGTGCATGTGTATCGTAATGGTTTTTTTTATGGCACTGTCATTTGCAGGTCAATGGATAACCCGGCATCAATAGTTGGTTTTAAAATATCACGCGCATTAGTCGATGAAATTGATGTACTGCCAAAGGACAAGGCAAACAAAGCATGGAATAAAATTGTCGCACGTATGCGCCTAAAAATTGAAGGCGTTGAAAACAGTATCGGTGTTACTACTACCCCAGAGGGTTTTCTATTTGTCTACTCGAAATTCAAAAAAGATCCGACTAAAAGCTATTCAATGGTTCAAGCTTCAACATACGAAAACGAAGAACACCTGCCAGATAATTACATTGAAACATTAAAAGAAACATATCCGGGTGAGTTGATCAATGCTTACATCGACGGCGATTTTGTTAACCTTACTTCGGGCACTATTTACAATGAATTCGACAGAGTAAAACACAATACTGATGTGACCTGGAACGGTCGTGAGGCATTGCACATTGGCATGGATTTTAACGTTTGCAATATGAGCGCAGTGATCGCAGTTATCCGAAAGGGCGTTTGTTATGACATTGATGAAATAACAGGCGGGTATGATACGCCAAGCATTATCCGCACAATACAAGAACGTTATCAAAACTGCCAGGTTAATGTTTATCCTGATGCAAGTGGAAAAAACAGAAACGCACAAGGCGCGTCTGAATCATCAATCCAATTATTAAAACAGGCTGGTTTTCAAGTATTCGCTAAAAACAAAAACCCGTTTGTAAAAGATAGAATATTAGCGGTAAATACTAGTTTTATAAAAAAACTACATTTTGTAAATGTTAAACGTTGTTCTGTTCATACGTCAAATTTAGAGCAGCAGATATATAACAACGCAGGCGAGCCAGACAAAACGGCTGGTGATGATCATACTAATGACGCAATTGGTTATCTGATACACTATAAATACCCAGTTATCAAGCCCACTACCACAGCAGCACGAATGATAGTATAATGACCAAAAATCGGTTAAGCCGATCACCTAACATAATTAAACAGGCTTAATATGACCACAGTTACAGAACCAAGAAACGAATATACTGATCAACTAATTGACGTACAACGCAACCGGGCGGCAGTCGCTGGCGAACGTTCTGTAAAGCGTGGTGGTGTTAAGTTTTTACCACCGTTGGCTTCCATGTGTTGCTCTATTACTTATGATGAAAACGGTGAGCAGCAATTCAGGCAAAGCATAACACTAACCAAAGAAGGTCAAGCTGCTTATACAAAATACATTGCTTTGGCTTCATTTTATGGCGCAACAGGCAGAACCGTTGATGGTTTAGTTGGCCTGATATTCTCAAAAAATCCCGTTCAAGAACTGCCGCCAATCATAGAATACCTTGATGAAAATGCAGACAGCAAAGGCAATTCATTGCGCGATTTGGCAAAGAAAGCAGCCACCGAAGCTATGGTTTCACCTCGCTCTGGTATTCTAGTTGCTCGACCATCTACACCTGAAGGATCAAGCATTGCAGACGTTGAAGCGCAAAACCTGCGACCTAAATTATTATCTTATAAATTCGAAGATATAATTAATTGGGATTATGAAGTAATAAACAATGTTGAAAAGCTGTCATTAGTTGTACTTTGTGAGCTAACAACAAAGCGTGATGGATTTAAAGTTGATGTTGAAAAACAATACCGAGTGCTTGAATTAATTGAGGGGGTTTATCATCAATCGTTATACAATGATTCAGGCGCTCAGATTGAGGGTGTATTACCTGTTACTATCAATGGCTCTACTTCTGATGTTATTCCGTTTTATTTTGTCGAGGTTGGTGCAGAAGGTAAGGCGATCATTAATGACTTGGTTGACATGAATTTCCATCATTACCAAGTAAGTGCCGATTACAATAGCAAAAACCATTTTTCATCATTTACGATATATTATGAGACAGGAGCAGATTCAAGCCAAAACATGCTGATGGGTAACGGCGTTAAATGGTCAAACAGAAGTAGTGACGCAACATTTGGAATATTACAACCTGACGGCAATGCAGATGCGCTTAGAATATCACTGCAAGACGATGAACAAAGAATGGCAGCATTGGGTGCAGAAGCATTAAAACCGCGATCAAGTGGCGCTGAGTCAGCAGAAGCTAAAAGCCTTGACCAGGTTGCACAAAACTCAACAACCGCAGATGTGGCGATCACAATTAGCGAGGCATTAACTAAGGCGTTGAATTTTGCGTCAATGTGGATGGGTAGCACTGAAGAAGCTGTTTATGAGTTGAACACAGATTATAACCCAACAGGTATGAGCGGACAGGATTTGACTGCCATGGTGTCAGCATATCAAGGCGGCGCTATCTCATACGACACACTATACGAGAATTTACAGCGTGGCGAGATAGCCAGCGTTGAAAGAACGGCGGATGAAGAACGGGCGATGATCACAAATGCTGATACGGGAATGGATGAGTGACAGATCTAACAATCCAGCAATCTTCGCGTCATGCTGTTTATGTTCAGCGTTTTGCCGGGTATCTCGCAAACCTGTTTGATCCATCTCTTACGCAATTACAACGCGAGCTAAAAATACTTATGGCTGATGCGCCAACTGAGACAACAAACATCAGGCGCATCAATAGTCTAATATCTGAGTATAAAAAAGCGTCAACAATTGTTTATGGTGAGTACAACACAGAAATATTATTCAAAGAGCTAGAAGAATTTTCAGGCGATGAGGCAGAATGGCAAGTAGCAGCACTTGACAAGGCTGTTGATTCACCTGCTGTTGTTTTAACGACTCCAGCACCCGCACAAGCTTGGTCTGGGGTATTGTCAGAGCCGTTGGTGTTTCCAAATAGCGCAGGCGTAAAATTATTAGAGCCTTTCATAAAAGGTTGGGAAGCAAACCAGATTGAAAAGGTTAGCGATATTATCAGGACTGGATTTATTACCGGGAAAACCAACCAACAAATTACACAAGAAATTGCAGGCAAAAACGGCATACTGGATAAACAAACAAGATCATCAATTAAAACAATGGTTAGAACCGCGACAACTCACACCAGCAATTTAGCGCGACAAGAAACATTCAACCAAAACGATGATGTGATATTAGGTTATGAATGGGTGTCAACGTTAGACAGTCGCACAAGTAACGTTTGCAAAGGTTTAGACGGCAAAATATACAAGAACAAAGACAAAAACAAACGATACCCACCAGCTCACCCGAATTGTAGAAGCAGTACAGCACCCGTACTTGATGAACGTTATAGATTAGACGACAGCGTGAATACCAGAGCATCAAGAGGTGTTGAAGGTGGTCAACAAGTAAAAGCGGATCTTACATATTATGACTGGTTAAAAGAGCAGGGCGGGCAAGGTGCAAACGGCAGAGCATTTGTACTTGATACACTTGGCGAGGAGCGCGGCACATTGTTTTTAGATGGTGGTTTATCAGTTTCAAAATTTAAACAACTAACACTTGATGAAACTTTTCAGCCGATTAGTCTCTCAAAATTAAGAGGCAAAAAATCACTGCAATTGGCTTTTGATAGAGTCGGTGGCGGTGAATAATATCGGTATTTGTTATTATTTTTTTTAGGTGTTAAAATGTAAACTAATCTTTACAGCACTAAGTGCTTTAATCAACCTCAAGGGTTTAACATGTTAAACGGACTGGATAAGATCGATGGGCTAACGCCTGAACAAATAGAGGCAGTTAACGGCCTCGCTGGTGGTTTAATCAACAAAAAAACTGAGTTAGAAGAAAAGCTTTCAAAGGCCAAGGGTTCTTTGAATAGCGAAGAATCAGCACAGGAAAAGTTGAGAATTCTAGAGGCTAATATTGAACGTCAGCAGCTAGAATCAAAAGAAAATTATCAAGGTGCGCTCACTCTCAAAGAGAACGAATACAATAACGCATTGGAAAAACTAAAGGCTGGCACGACTGAGAAAGACGCGCTAATTCACAAGCTCTTAGTTGATAACGGCCTGAATGCCGAACTTGTGCAATATGATGTTTCTAAGGATTTGATGCCTTTAATACAGCAAGCACTATCTGCACAGGCAACAATTGTCGATGGTCAAGCCATGATCGGCGAGCAATCACTAAGTGAGTTTATGAAAGTATGGGCAGAATCTCCACAGGGCAAAGCAAGTCGAGTTGCAGCAAGCAATCTAGGCGGCGATGGCACAGGTGGCAGTGGAAGTTCAACGAAAAAACAAATGAAGGATATGAGCGATTTAGAGCGTTTAGCTTTGTTACGTGAAAATCCAACTGAATTTAACAGGCTAAAAGCAGAAGCTTAACGCCAAAAATAAAGAGTAAAAATAATGTCAACCACTCAAATTAGTGATGTGATCGTCCCGGAAGTTTACGGCACTTATACTGCTGAAGATCTTCCAGAATTAACCGCGTTTTATGAATCAGGTGTCATAATTCGTAATGCTATGCTAGATGCTAGCGCCCTTGAAGGTGGTAATACAATCAACCTCCCTTTTTGGCACGATCTAGATCCAACCGATGAGCCAAACGTATCTGATGACACTGCAAACAGTGCAACGCCTAATAAGCTTGCAACTGGTAAGCAAGTTGCTCGTTCTGCTTATTTAAACCAGTGGTACAGCAACGCAGATTTAGCTGGCGAATTGGCAGGTAGTTCACCTAACCAACAAGTTGCAAACCGTTTTGGCACTTATTGGGTGCGTCAGTGGCAGCGCCGTTTGCTTGCATCTTGTGACGGTATCTTAGCTGATAACGTTGCAAACGATTCAGGCGACATGGTTATTGATGTTGCAGCCGAGTCTATTGCAGCACAAACTGCATCAACTAAGTTTAACGTTGATGCTTTTGTTGATGCTGTTGGTACAGCTGGCGATGCGGGTAGTATGTTTAACTCGTTATGTGTTCACTCCAAGGTCATGGGTCAGTTGCGTAAAAACAACGATATTGATTTCATTCCTGACAGTGAAGGCCGTTTAACTATTCCCACCTTCCAAGGGTTACGCCTTATTGAAGATGACGGCATGACAGTGACAGCGGGTTCAACTGACGGATTTAAATATACTTCTATCCTATTTGGTTCTGGTGCGTTTGCTTACGGCGAAGGCTCTCCATACTTGCCGGTCGAAGTTAACCGCGAAGCCAAGCAAGGGAACGGTGGTGGTATTAATGAAATTGGTGAGCGTAAAACCTGGTTGCTACACCCGTTTGGTTTTGCTGATGTTGGAACGCCCACCAGCGTATCTTATACATTAGCCGAGCTAAGATTGGCGGCAACTTGGGATCGTGTTACACAGTCACGCAAAACAATTCCTTTAGCGTTCTTAGTTACTAACTAGAATGTTGTAATTGTTTAAAAGCCTGCCATGTTGGTGGGCTTTTTTTTGTGTGCTATAATAAATAAAATTTAATTATTTGGAATTGACATGGCTAAGAATAAAGACGGCAATGAGATTGGGTCGCGTATAGAAGCTGATGACCTATTAACGCAAATAGCTAAACAACGTATAGCTAAAAAAGTAATAGCATCAAAGCCGAAAAAGAAACCAGCTAAAGTTGTCTCAGAGGATTAATCATGGCAGATGAAAGAAAGTTTGCTTTACCAGATTCTATGCAATTTCGCGCCTTTTATGCTCAGAAGCGTAGGCGCTCTAGGAATAGTATCGTTGCACCTATTACGCGCACCTTCATAGACCTAGACCCGATTGCAAATGCTTATTATGAGATTGCAGAGCCTATTGCATTTACTGGTGATTTTGAGATTGAGGTAGATTTTGCTAGTAATACAGTTGCTCGACAAATGATTTTGGCTGGCACTATTGACACAATAGAGGTAAATGGTGCGTCACAGTTAGAGTATAGTATTGGAGGGGCTACAAGGGTTGTAGCACTAACAACGCCATTTGACGGAAAACTACACAATATAAAAATAACTAGAGTTGCACCCAACGAGTTTTTATCCTATGACGGGGTCCAAATTTCAACATCTCCCATTAATACAAATTCAGCGGGCGGCCTTTCTCGCGTGGGAAGCACTATTGCAGCCTCTAACTTCTTCGAAGGCATAATAGCCAACGCCAAATTCACAGACAAATCAGGCGCTAGCGATGTTGTAACAACGTTTAGACTCGACAACAGCCCAGCCGCTGCGAATTACACGTACAGCACAGAGCTACTCGAAAACAATACTTTTCCAGATAACGCCAACGCTCGACAGTACCTTGTCTCAAGCAAGGGCTGGATTATCACTGACGGGGGTGCAGCATGATAACTAAATTAGCAGGGTATTATTCAATCGGTGGCAACCCAGTTGCAGTCAGTGAAGGGTTGGAAGTCTCTTTTTCAGATGATAAAGAACTAATTATATACACAACAGAAGCAGAGTTCTTAGAAGCATTTCCAGAATTAGAAGGTGATGAATAATGTCATTTATATTTAAAATAACAACTACAACGTCACCGCAAACTTTTGTTATACCTTGTGTTAATGCCGGCACGTTTAACGCAACCGTTGACTACGGAGACGGCACAGGCTCGCAAACTGTTACGGCTTATAATGATTCAAACTTAACACATTCATTTGCAACAGCAGGACAGCACACAATAACTATTGACGGTACTTTTCCGAATGTTAGGTTTTATGATGATGCAGCAAGTCGAGTGCTTATTGATGAAGTTGTAGATTTGGGGGATGTAGGATGGGTTACCTTTCTTAGATCATTCAGAGCTTGTACAAACTTAACAACTTTTAATTCTGGTACAGCAAACACTTCAAGTGCTACTGGTATGAACGATATGTTTTTTGATTGTAGTAGCTTGACAAGTTTAGACTTAAGTAACTTTGACACTTCAAGTGTTAGTAATATGCGTTTGATGTTTCAAAACTGTTCAAGTTTAACAAGTTTAGACTTAAGTAGTTTTGACACTTCAAGTGTTACTACTATGCAGCAAATGTTCCACACCTGCACAAGTTTAACAGCTTTAGATGTTAGTAATTTTGATACTTCAAGTGTTACTAATATGGGTGGGATGTTTTACAACACAAATCTTACAGATTTAGATATAAAACATTTTGATGTATCAAGTGTAACTAACGCAACAGGCTTTCTGAACCGATCAAACAACGCCCTAACCACAGCCGCATATGACGAGTTACTAGAAGCGTGGGCAGCGCAGGACGTACAGCCTAACGTGGCTTGGCATTTTGGTGATGCTCAATATACTGTAGTGAACATAGCAGATTGGTACAGCCCAAGAGGTGCGTCATCATTATCAATTATCAATAATAAGCTTGTTAGTATTGCAGATAGTACAGCAACGTTTGGAGCAGCACAGCAGGTTGATAACTTAGTTGTTGGGAGCGTTTATAGCTTTATAGCAACAGCAACTTGCAGCAATAGTTCAGCCACAGTTAGTTTAGTGGTTTCTGCCAGTGCAGACGTTACCAGCCCTATATTTAACAAACAGGCAACAGGAAGCGTCACAGCTAACGACACATTTACTGCAACTGCTACAACCCATTATGTTGGCACTGTTGTTACAGGCCATGCAGCTAATGACACAGTGACAATTGATGCAGGTATAGCAGTTAAAGAGATAACAAACTACG